CAACAACGAACTGTTAGCATCCTGCGAGTAGAAAGCATCCTTCGGCACCGGGGGAAGTCCGAGATGGGTGGTTAGCGTTGGTGTGGTGGTGCTGGTTCTTTATTAAAATTGAACGCTCTCGCTCATAGACATCGAGGTACTGTTCGTTGCATGAAGTCTTGGTACGCCTTGCTTCTGGCGACATGTACGATCTTTGCGCCTATCCTCACCTGTTGCGGCGGTCCATAGCACACATCAAGGTAGTGCATTAGCCTCTCCTCTCCAGACTTGCATCGTAACTGGCAGGCAATCCTATACCAGAGGACCCTGGTCCACTCGCTGTAGGTGAACCCATGCACGGTCTTTGTCGATGCGTCCTCCAGGAGCGCTCTCCTCTGTCTATTCAAGAGGAGCTCCTCATCCGCAATCTCAACGTCTAGGTCAGCAAACTCGGCTCTCCAGTTAGCGTCCGCTCCCCCTCCAAACTGCTCTACTCCTGCCGAGGTCATGACGTCCTTTAGACTCTCGGCTATTGAGTGACTGCGCATGTATGGTTGTATGGATTGACCGGGGAGTACTACCATCCGGACTATCACTTCGACCCCGTCACTGGCATAAAATACCGGGTAAACCTCTACATCCTCAAAAGACCCTTGAAGGCAGCTGAGAACATTTTCCATCTCGAACAGCGGCCGGATCCATCTGGTGACAAGTGGACTGCCTGGAAAGTAGAGAGCTATATGCGAGACCAGCCAGACCAGTTGTCGAGTTGAGGTTATGGGCAAGTCGTAGACTACACATGCCTCTACAGGACAGAGAGATGCCAGATCGTCCCACGTGCTCTCACTGGTGATATCCCCCCGAAACTGGCCGTACCCCGCGGTAGAGCGTTCGATAAAAGATCGAGTCTTGATCCGCTCGAGAGCGGGTATGGAGACCCGAGGTATCAACCATGACTCCGGACGGACATCAGTCTGTAGATCATGGAGTATGATCCGTTCCACTCCCAGCTTGGACGCTACCGCTGCACACCCTCCATTACCGCTACCTATGATCACCAGGGCTTTAGAGCGTAGTGAATGACGTGCTGGCCAGAAGCTGTGAACTACAGGTGCATCCCACCCGTAGACACGAGTCTGCGCTCGCAAGAACCGGAACCGTTTCCAAGCCTCAGTCGTTGTGTCAACCTCACGAAGAACCAAATGCACTGTCGGCTCGCTCCCTGCAATGACCGAGCGCTCCAGTACTAGTGGCCGCTCGCTAGTCGTCTCCATGTGGTCTATCCGTGCTGTGGCCCGGACTGTGAGGTTGTAGCGCCTTCTCAGACGTAGAGATTCTGTGAGAGTGGACGCTGATATCTTGAGAACAGAGCCCTCCGCTAATGCGCTGTACCATTTCTCCATAGAGGTGAGGGCATGAGAGGCGCTGTATTCTGCCATGACCAGCACAGCGCTGTAGAGTGCTGACAGTCTCGCGGGGCTGTCCGTGGCCCCTCTTAACCTCTGCAGCAGTGTTCTTTTGTCGATGTCGTGCGCTTGATGAGCGGAGATTTCTGATGCCATAACACCAACCACTAGCCCTTTCCTGAAAGCGGTTAGAGCAGCTTCTACTGAGGCTGACTCCTCGTCATCCTGGTAAAGAAGCCGCACTGAGGCTGGTTCACTGGAAGGCCGGGTGACATAAGCCTTGTGAGCGGCTGCTGCGATCACACGTCCGACTCGTGCTGTGGCCCTGTAATACGAGTATACCATGTCGGACGGCTGTATTATTGACTGGACGAAGATGTCCTCTGCAAACAGAGGATGTGAGGACACCCTAACGATGGAGTGAGCGAATGAAGCGCCTAGGGTTGCCATCAGCGGCATAGCTGTCCACCGCCATGCTGTCTCTGTCCTGACGAACAATGACTGGTATGTATGGTCGGCTATGGCCTCAGAAATTCCCTGGATGATGTTATTCATACCTAACCCTCTGTATTCCAATATATCGAGAGATAGTCGGACACCCCCTGTTGAGTGGTCGGCTAGTGAATTCCCTATGTTGCTCCTGCGCAACTCGCGGGTGGCTGCGGAGCGAGCTATTGTCACAGGAGACTCCAGGGATAAGGCCCCTTGTTCCTCTCCAAAGAGTTCATTGGAGTATGGCCTCTCTTGTCGCATCAGGCGGAGGTCTGGACAGAAGACCAGCTTATTGTCCACCAGACGTGGGATAGCCGTCAAGACGACCTCAGGTGCTCTAGTGTCCTCATCAGGCAACGGGACCATAGCAGCCGGGACCACAAAACCGAGTGTCACAGCATGACGTACACCACGGTGGAAGAGGAAGTTGAGCAGACCAGTCCCTGCTGTGAAGAACTCTTGGAACATGACAGGGTAATCGACCAAGCTACCAGAAAGGAGTCCCGAATAGTCGGATTGGAATACAACATATCCGGCGAACGAGGCACAGCCAACTAGGCTAGCAGACTTGAGATCAAATGCTGATGTATAACGATGGGCAATCTTCCCTCCAATTGCACGCGATGATATCGTCTTGAGAGCCCGCAGGTCCGTGTTTGTCCTTGTACTGGCCACCGAGGCGACCAACGATTCCAATGTCTTATCTACCCCTGGTTGTGTCATGATCTTGTACAACTGGGCCGCAGATCTCTCTGCAGAGCTAGACGTAACAATCTTGTACCCATATTTTGTCCTTTTCTCATGGGTGTCAGCTCCTAGATAGGGCTCATAAGGGCCACGAAGTGAGCCAGCCTTCTCACCACCAATAAATGTAACCTGGATCTCATCTGCTGGTGCCTTGCGCGACTGGGTACGAACATCCCAAGCCAGCGGAACGTAGTTTGTGATGCCTTCCACAGATCGAACTGGTGTCCCTGCTAAGGTTGTCCACAGCTTCCTCAGGCGGTTTGCCATGCTGAGGACATCGGTGACTTTGGCGCGGGTCCTGCTGACGCTTCCAATACGATGGCAGATGCTAGAGAAGGTGGACGCACTACTTCGGAGGATCATCCCTCCCGGATCCGATTCGTCTCCTTGTGTGAGACTCTGGATTGTCCGTGTCGATGTGAACATCTTACTGACCATTCTCTTCACTCCCGCCACCGAATGATCTAGGATATCTGCCAAGAAGGCCGGGTTGAACGGTTGAACACCCATCAGAAGGTTCACTAGCTCCTGTTCGTAGACATCGACATCTGCATCGACAATCTCACGGATGTCGATGTTGGCAGAGGCGTTTCGGACGTGTTCAAGACTGATGGCCTGTACTTTGCTCTCAGCCAAAGGAAGTGAAGATATGGGTATACTGTATGGGTCCGTCAGCACTGAGTCCGGGCTGTGATCAGGCCTTGTCCATGCTCCCGCTAGAATAGCATGTAAACATCGTTCAACCATAAACCTCTCTTGCTGGGGAAGGAATTCCACACTTGACAAGTCCTTCGAGAGGGGGTCAGAACCTCCTTTGTAGAGGAATGACACAAACGTGGGTAACGGCAACCCTCCTAAAGAATTTGGCAGTGTAAGCAACGTTCGGACGAGTGTAGGCACAAGTAGGCCACGATATGCCGCTGTGAGGGTTAGGCTTTCGAGAGAGGTTCGAGTCTGTAGGCTCATAAGGTACCTAGCCCCATGGTAGAGCATAAGATAGTACCCGAGCATGGGATCTTTCAACTTCTCAGCGGCCGCTACACACCCTGCTCCGATAGAGCCGACACAGTTGATGATCGTAGGAAACTCAGATGTACCACGGGGGAAGATTCGTGAAAATGCTTTGAGCGACATGAAGTATTCAGCTCCGAGGATGAAGAAATCTTTGCTGTACGTCACAACACATGTAGACTCCAGACACTCCTCGGGTTTAGCATCCTGGCCAACTCGCGCGCACGCATCTGCAATCGATTTTGCCACATCACGGGAGAGATGCTTTAAGTATGTGTCTGGGTCAGTGATATCCGACACGTCCACGTACGCCAGGATCACCTGGTTGTCAGCTTGACCGACAATCCTATAATTGAACCCGAATTGGGACACCCCTAAGTCTATCATCGAGTATGTTGCCAAGGTCCAGTGCTTCTGGGCTATGCCTTCGAATCCCCCTTCATGATTGTACCAGAGCAAATTAGACGCTCTCGGAGGATTCTCATCCAAAGTCTCTGGCTCATAGCCTGACACTCTAACAAGTATCATGCACCGGCTAAAGAACTCATGAACAACTGTGAACGACCTCTTAAGGCCGAAGATGTCATTAAGGTCATTCCCTATCATCCTTATCGGCATGTCACGCCATCGTAGGTTCCATCTGGATAGGTCCACCTCGATGAAGAGACGTTTGATGGATTCCGAAGAAGCTGGCTTTGTCAATTTGAAGAAGATTGACTGTATCTCAGTTTTCTTCAGTGTCATAGTCTGCTGGGGGAGATACGGAAATACCTTGTCGGCCAGATTAGCCTCAAGACAGGTAAAGAAGGCTCGCATCTCGAAGACCATCATACTGAACATCCTAGCTGAGAGCTTGAATTCGCGCTCCTTAGGATACAGGCTGACGATCAGCCAATCCTCTGGGATGTCTCCTGCTTCAACCAATTCGACTATGGCACGTATTGATACATCAGGACGAGAGAGCATCTCTAGGAGGAGTCGGCGATGTGAGCGTGGCTTGACCTCTTTCCGCCATGTTGCTCGGAACTCTGTCAGATAATGTGAGATCGACTTGTCATCCATCAGGTCTAGAAAATTAGTAAAGTACTCAAATTCTGCATGATCTTTGAATGTCACCCCTTCCCAGTCGGTGATGTCATAAGAGTCTCTTGTAATGTTCCTCTCCCTTTGCGAAAACAGCTGGTAGAGACGAGTGTGCCGTGCGCCCTTCTCGAAGATAAGAGGAGGCCACCTGTGGGTCTTGCGTATGAAGCCTTCTGTATACATCCGGCACCAGTTGTTCCGGAGTTGCCTCGCGTCATGATATGTAGTATTGCGTGGAATTGAAGCCTCGTAGGCCGCTGACTCACCTCCTATCCGGGGGTCCACAAGAGGATGTCCAGTTAGCTTCATCAGCCCAAAAACTTCGACAACGTGCGCAACATCTGTGCACCGGCAGAGGATGTTAACCAGTTCGTCGATGAGGAACGTAGTCCTGCCAGGGTCGAAAGACTTCTCTTTCTTCCTCACGATGGCGAGTAGCCTCTGTAGTGCCCCATCCTCCTTGAAGACTTTGTCTGTCATCTCAATTACGTAGGCCTTTGATATGGACTCCAAATTCTTCAGGACTTCATATCCTTTGTTCCCGTATGTTATGAGACAACTTTCGCACCACTTCAAGGCCTGCTTGACCGCCACTCTTAACACCGCATCCCCTGGGTAGACAACCCTCAAGGTGTCGAATACGTTGGCGCGTCCGAGACACAAGTCCTTGAACATCAGTATAGCTTCATACGGGATCACAGTACCTATGTCGTCATCCGGAACAATCCACACACAGAAATACTGAGTGCCAACTAATGTATGGCCCTCATATTCTGTTTTCACCGGGCGACGTCCACCCTGAGCCCGAGAGCATGCTATTGCATCAGTGAATCGCATGAATAACTCTGCTTTGTTCAGATAGATCTCTGAGGTTTGAGACGGATCCAAGACTTTTTGATTCTCAATCTCCGCCCCACATTTCCGTGCAAGAGACTCCACAACATGACCGTATATCTCCATTGCGATCCTATGAGCATCTCTCATGTAAGTCCGCGCGCCTGCCTTACTAAGTGTGCTCAGGAGCCAGGACAAATCTGAAGGGTCATACACCTGGAACTCAATCTCGGAGTTTCTAGGGATAGCATCGTATAGCTGCTTCACATTCCTTAGCTCACGGCTGGTATGTCCGAGCTGGCATCTGATTAAATTAGCGCATCCTTTGCGAGCCTCGCCTTCGATTATAGGTGAGTCCAGATATGTGTTGACGAAATTCCGTACGATGGTCGGATCGTCGGTATCCATTCTGAAGAGAAATACGATAGTTTTCTTTGTTAAAATCGTCGTTTCTCGTCTTTCTAGAGCCTAAGGCCTAAGATACGCAGCTCACCTCGTCGTCCTTCCTTGCTACGTTTAGCGCTAGTGCGATTGTCTTTCTGCCGAAATTCTGGTGCTCGGGCTGAATCTCGGCCGTACGGCGAAGGTTTCGCACTCCTGCCTGATGCCTCTCCGAGCGCGCCCGACACAAGATCAGCCATTTGGTTAGAGCTTGAGAGCGCGCGGTGTGACATTTCAAGGGCCCCTGTCAGGTACTTGACACGCCGTTTGAATTCACCGGGAGCGTCTGATGGGATCCTGATCTTCCCCATATCGGCCTCGCTCATTGTTCCGTTGGCGGCGACTCCTATGGATATGAATAGAGTCTGTGCTAAATCACAAAGTGACTGGATCTCAGATTCAACTTCCTCTAGAGCCTTGACACGTCGTTCGGACTCCTTGATATAGACAGTCACCTGTGATGTTAGGTGAGCGGCCATGGTGTTAACGAACAATACTCCTAAGTTCTCGCCTGTTCTTTGTTAAATTCAAATGCAAGGGCCACGGTCTTAGGGTGCTGAGTATTGCTATGCGTCAGGGCTGGTGAGGCTGTCAAACATACTGTCATTGCGGACGTGTTCCGGCTTGGTTCTCAACACCATGGCCGACTGAGCCTTCTGCTGGTCTGTTGTAGCGTTATCCTCTTCGTCGCTGTCTGAGCTGGACTCGTCATCGGAAGCAGGCTCAGCACTGTCCACTGCTGTCGGCCTGGACCAGGCCAGATCGTTTGAAGGGCGGTCGAGGCGTCCCTCGTTTTCTAGTCCATACCAGGTAGTTGTCAAGGCGTCGGAGGTGGTCACAAGCTCTGTCAGGGCTTCAAGGACGGCAGGCCATACAGTTGTAGTGAGAGTATGTATGGTCAGGGAGATATCCTCTCCTGACTCGAGGATGCTATTTAGTGCTTCTGTGCGAGGCGGAATGAAGTGTGCGATTCCAATTTGTTCAAGGCACTGGGCGACAATCTTCGCTGTCCCTTGGAAATCCTCGAGGAGCGAGGCGAGCATATCCTTGCGGTTCTCCGCAACCATCTTCCATTCCTCCGCACAAATTCTTGCCTGTTGACATTCACGCGTGATGCGCTTGATGGTGTCTGTATACGGGGCCATCTCGGGATCGGTTCGATGTTAGTTCTTTTCAGAATGTTCTCACTGTTCTTTTTGTAAATCACACGCGAGACTAAGAGAGGTGTGTTGGAGGTAAGCTTTACAACTCGTCGCCTTCATCCATGACCGCGTCATCTTCATCCTCTTCTCCTTCCAGTGGTGTCTCAGGAGCTGCAACCACCACGGACCCTGCAGTCACGCGAGAGCTCTTACCAGCCATGCGTTTTGCGCGCTCATCTCTAAACGCCTCCACAACAGATGCAAACCTCTCATCACTGTAGTACTGTGAGAGTGTCTCGTTGATCTCTCGTTCTGTCTCCAAGGCGCATGCGATCAGAGGCCCGAGGTCCTTCCTCTGGAAGAGCCCTGACTTGTCGCCCCAGATAACTTTGATGAACGGCTGGAGGTGGGACTCGATCTTAGAAGCCGACTCTAAGCCGTCCTTGTAGATGGATACAGACTGTCTGAGTTGAGGCATCTCTATAGCCCAAGGATAAGCTAGAAGAAACTTGTGGATCAACATAGCATGCTGCATTTGACTAAATCGCATCAGATTCACATTGGTCAAGAGTATGTCTTGGGACAGACTCGTTTGCATATGCGTGTATGTGCTGAACTCGCGAAAGCATTCTGCCTTGAGTGAGGACATTTCGAGCCATGCCTGGTTGATCTGGATGTGGGCGTAGTTGGACATCCTCATGCTACCGTTAAGCGCCGTAATACACTCGATTTTGAACTTCTCGATGAGCGCACGAGGGCGAGCTTCAGTAATGGCCGTCCGATTTTGGTCGTTGATTTGTTTCCCGGCCAAGAACACAACAAGTGCGTAATGTGCAGCGATTGTTTTCTCCTCACGGCTGTAGACACCCCACTCACCGACTGCCGTTACACTAGGTGCTGGTAAGTTCCACGAGGGTCGGTAGTCTGCGAACGCCCCGGCTGGGAGGCCAGAATTCTCGTCCGCTGCATCTGAAGCAGCTACCAGTCCTGTGAATTTCTGGTGAAGTGCTGCCATCTCGTTGTCACTGAGGGTGACTGCTTGGAAGCTGGCCTTCGGAAGTTTGGAGAGAATCCCCTCGAATAGGAGGTTGGTGTACGTAGCAATGAGATTCTTCCACATATCAAGAGGAGCGTTGTCGTTGGTGCAAGCTGCAATACAGGCAAGTGATAGGTCCATGACTTTTTCGCGGGTCATTCCTCCGGCTGGGATGTAGTATATGACAGGGTTGTCCAATCGCGAGCGAACATAGGAAGTAGGAGTGCTGGATCGAGTTGCAATGGCAGCGCTGAACATGTTGACGGACGCCATGGTATAAGAGTCGATGGTTCTCAGTTCTTTTCATAAATGCAACAGCTGTTCCGAAAGCTCATCCAGACCCTGCAACGACATGACGCTAGCCTCTAGTACACCTCGCTTGCGTGGAAACAGGTAAGACTCAGAACGGCCGATGGCTAGGTCGACCTCCAGAGCCCACAGGAGCACGCGAGACTGTGCGGATGGCGACATCTGCGACGTTAGGTTCGGCTCGACGAGCTGGCGTCTGGCTACTAGTTGCTGGAGTCTCAGCGAGGACCGCCTGAGCCGAGCGGACTGTAGATGTTCCCCTCTTAGTTGAGTCCTCGAGCTGCTTGTGGAGCAACGCGAGGGAGGATCGTAGTTTTGCCATATCAGAAGAGAGAAGGTTGTGCGAGAGCTTCAGATCGGCTACCTCTGCTTCGAGAACCTGTCGCATGGATGATTCCTCTTCAAGTCGGTCATGGAGGCGAGAGGAAGCGTTGGATATCTCATCGAGTTGTCTCTGGCTGACTGTGTCCGCGTCAGGGACGTCTTGGGGGAAAGTGACTGATATGTCATCCATAGCGCTGTCGGCAGAATCAGGGCGTTCGGTGGTAGGCATATCATCAACAGAGGTCTGTTGACGCGCAGAAGCAGATGGTCGAGCTGGTCTGGATCGTAGTCCGCGTGTAGCAGGGGGCCCCATCTTCTGATTACTCTTGGTTTTCTTGCTGGCCATGCGTGGGTTGGCTGGAGGGGATGAGAGTGGGCGTTTTCCCGACATCGCTGTCTCGATGTCTCTTCGCATAGCACTGAGGTCAGTCTCCGTGGGAATAGGGTAGTCGTCAAAAGCGTCAGCCAAGGCTGTGTCGCTTGTTTCCTGTGCTTGCTTAGGCATGCTTATGGTT